TACTTGTTCCCAGTTTCAAAATTATCCCCTACTAATATGCCGCTATTATTATTACCCATTACACCAGTGAATCCAGTTGTGAAATCAGCATCATTAAATGTGCCATCAACTGTATTTGTAAGCCCCGAGTCCAATACATCATTTAAGTAACATGATATTATTGAGCCTACAGCCTCTATTCTTAATGTGACATTGGTATACCCTGCTGAGCTATTTCCCCCTACAGGAGTTATTACACCATCAATTATTTTAGCAAAAACTGAACTGGTTCCTGTTATATAATACACATACCAATTACCACCGTTAGTAAGATTACCACGAACAATTTGACCTAAAGACCTTGATGAATTCCCATTCATGGTTAATTGAGCGTACTGGTCATTAGATAATGTTACCGGTGCATTAAATGGTGTTATAATAGTTCCTGTTGAATTAGGATATATTCCAGTACCATTACAAGTATGAGTACCGACACTGGCTATCCAGTTTCCCTGACCATCTAAATCAGAACTGTTTGCGTAGGAGTTGAAATCATCAATGTAAACCAATACTGATTGTGCGGTATCGTAACTAGCTGTAAAATGTCTAGCATTCATAGTCATCTGCCCAAAGCATCCTAATGATAATATAGATAATATGGTTATTAATAAACTCCTCATTATTTAAGTTTATAAGAAACTGTTATTTCTAAGTAAGTAGGTTTTGTAGCTACCGCTGTTACCTTACACCATATTCTTTGTTCTGGTAAAACATCTACCGTCCCATCAAATGAAGTAAAGGTATCTCCAGTAGTAGTACTTGTTATATTAAAGTCTGTTGTCCTTAACTCATCTGCTGATCCATCTGTTATACTTGTTGATATAAAGAATTGTATATCTACGTCAGGAGTAGTGCCTAACATTACAGCATTGATTGAGTCAATTGTAATAGTATCCCCTGTCCAGTTCCTAAATGATCCGCAATAAGCATCTGCTGCGAAAGAGGCTGTGTCTATCGCCTGTCCGGAACCTAATCCGAATACCGCTTGTAAGTAAAATACAGCAGTATCATTTAATTGTTCTTGTAAATCTGCTATATCGGCTTTAGTTCCTATTAGTAATATAGTATCACTCATTGAAACATCACCGCCCGTACCAGTAGCATTAAGCGTATTTCCAGACCACGAAATATTAGTGCCGGCTGTTATTTCTGTGCTAGGTGTTGTTCTAAAGGTTGTATTTGAAGAAACATCTGAAGCATCAGTATAAGATACTTTAGTATTATTAGTTGATATATTTGATCGCTCAGTAGTAGTTAAGAATAGATTTGTAGAGCCTTCGCTTATGTCATCGCTATCGGTTATTGTGTTTTGTTTTGCGTTTAATGCATTTTGTAGGTCTGTTTGGCTACTTAATGTTCCTGTAATTGTACCCCACGCTACACTAACTGAGCTTGTTGCATTAAGTGTGTCGCCATTCCAAGATAAATTAGCACCATCAATAATTATAGAGCTTGGATCAAGTCTAAAAGCTGAATTTAAATTTATTGAATCGCTTAATGTTTTTAAGCTATCACTAGTAACATCAAAATTTGAATTTATAGACTGTCTAAATTCGCCTGCACTAGTATTGTTAAATGGCGGTATCTCTTCTATAGATTGAGAGTACCCTACATAAGTTGTAAATGTCATTAATAAAAATAGTATCCTTTTCATTTTTTATCCCTCATTTAGCACTGTATCTTCATTTAGCACTGTATCTTCATTTAATATACTAACTGATGGCGATGATAAAAATATGCAACCAGGCGTTATAGAATTCTTATAAACATTAAGGGCTGGTTGTGTAGTTTCTATAGCGTCTAGCCATTCATTAAATATTAAGCCATTAGAACCATAAACTGTTTCACTACCCCATCCGTATCTATCGAACTTATCATGTTTTAATAGACTACTCGGTACAGATATAGCTTTAGAATCCTTAATTTTTTCTATTAAATCCCAATATAATGGGTATAATATAGGCTCAAATATCGCTTCTTTCCTTTCTGGGGATGTAGCAGTCTTGTTAATAGTTGGGGTTACTATAAATATCGGTGTTGGCGCTAATGAATAGGCATAATTAACATTTTCATCATGTACTTCTTTTAAATCTAGAATCAAAACGACTAAAGGCCACATTCTAAACTTATTAATTTTACTCTGGCTTTTTAGATTTAATCTATTTGCTATTTCGCGATAATGCCCATAAATATAATAAGGTGCTAAAGCTTTCCATGCATCATCTGTAAAATCTTGCCCCGTTGTAGCGTTTATGACGAACGCTGTTGTACTTGCACTTGAAATTAAATAATCAATATCATTAATCTTAACAGATTCATTTGCATTAAATGTATTAGCTGAAGTTAATGTATACACACCGCTTACCTCGCTGGATGCTGTAATAGTTCCAGTGGCGCGCATTGCATCTACAATGTCCCCAAATACATCAACAAAGAATCTGTTGTCAGTTGCCATTATATTCCAAATATGTTTTGTGTTTCTAATGGTTCAAATACCCATTCTGGATAATCGTCTATGTTAGCAAGTAGAAAATTGTAAGCACTTGCAAGGCTATTGTAATGCCTATAATTTCCGGCATTTAGGAAATAATCTTTTGATAAAATACTGTTCGGAGTCAACCCATACCAGTCAATCATTTTATTCCATGAGCTAATTAATTTAGGTCTTACATCTACTTTAGTGGAGTTTTCAGTTAATGACTGTATTTGTCCTGCTCCTGAGTTTGAACTCTCGGTTTCATTCCTGTAATTATAATACACGTAGTAAGCAATAAGCGATTTTTCTAATGTAGAATCTCTTAATCCTTTCCACTCTGTAGATACAGTATATCCATTTACTTTGAAAGAAAAGGCTTTACCATCTACTAGGTCTTTAAACCTTTGCGCTGTTGGCGAACCGGCAACTACCAAAGCTAAATCAGCTACATATAAAGTATATAAATCATAACCCAAAAGTTTTTTAAGTATTATTTCTTCATATATATCTTGCCAATCTGCTATTACTGTGGTAATCTGCCCAGCAGTTAGATTAATATCACTATTATAATATGTGCCGTTTATTATGCTCATTTATTCTTATCAGCTTTTATTTGCGCTTTAGTTCTTCTTTTGCGTTTATTTGGCTTATTAATAATCTCGGTTGCTTCTTTTACTTCAACCTCTTTAGATTCCTCCGTATCCGTAATTTCTTTTACTTCAACGGCAATGCCGCGACTGACAAATATTTCTGCCAGTCGCCCATTGATAATTTTACCGTTTTTTAATCTACCAACCATTAGTTAGGTTTTGTGTAAATCCAAACTTTCGGAATAGTAACCGCCGTACCTGTTTGGATAAAATAGAATTTCAAATAAGGATAAAGAAACCCACTCTTATTAATAGTCTGCGTATCCATTGCATCGCCAGTTATAGAACTGGTAGTAATAGTGTCGCCAACTTCTGCTACATAAGTAATACCATCCATTGATTGAGTTACCCATAAATTACCACCTGCTGTACCTGATACCCAATCAGTATATAACTTAATATTCCAATCTTGAGCGACATTCCCTTTTGACCTAACTACCCAGGTCAAAGTATCAGCATTTGTAAGCGTATCAACTCCAGTTCCGAATATATAAGTATATGTTGCACCTCTAATATAACCATCTGGTGTGACCTCAGTTACTTTTGTTTGCGATTGTGCGCTAATTGCAATTCCTAGAACTGCAATTAACATTATAATTAACTTTTTCATATTAAACTGTTTTATCTATTGCGTCTTTAGCTGCATCAAGGTCACTAGAATAAATAATTCCAGCCTTATCTCTTACCGCAAATGCAACTCTAATATTAATAACGACTGTTTTTTGACCTTCTGTTAAGTCAGTGCCGTTATAACCTATTGTCATTGTCATTTCTTTACGCTTTCCGATTAGTAAATTACTAGCATCTGCAACGATAGCTGTATTTTGAACTACGTTAGTAGATGCTATAATCCTCATTCCTGAAATTGCTACAGGATTTCCAAGCGCATCGAATCTCATTCTACGATCTAAAATAGAATTATCAAGTCCATCCTTAAGAGCTGCGATATTATCAATATCATCAGGGTCTAAAAGAACGGTATCAGGACGATATTTATTAGCCAAGCATGAAAGCTTCATCTTAGCAATAACATCAATAAGATTAGCTCCTTTAACTTGGTTAGCATAAGTTGCGGGTACAAATGCCGTGTTCTTATTTACAGTTAAAATACCTGCTAATGCGGTTGAATCATCCCCAACAGCGCCTAAAATCTGGCTATCAACATTCTCGTTAATTCTATCAGGAGCAATCATTGAAATTTCATCCATTGTCTCATCTAAATCATCAAGAGTTTCATCAGATAGAGTGAAATAAGTTCCAATTACAAATGCTTTAAATTCAACAGTCTTGAATAAGAAACTTGATTGAC